AGAGTTCACCAAGACTCTGGTGTCGTTGCGTCACGATTCCCCGAACGAGGCTGCCGCCGTTGAGAAGGTTCTTGACGCGGCAAATGCTCTCCTTTCGGAGAACATCACAATGGCTCAGATTGGAACGGATGGCGAACCGGCCACCGATTCGGCTTGGGAGCAGATCGACTCGTTGGCGAAGGCAGCGGTAAGCGACGGTCAGTTTACGTCGTACACCGATGCCCTCCAGAGTGTCACGGTTGCTAACCCCGGCCTGTACCACCAGCACCGAGTTGAAACGGGGAACGCCTGATGGCTTACGAAACCGGATTAGTCACCATAGGGACTCTCACGGCTGCCGCGGATCTTTCGTCCAAGCAGTACCACTTCGTCGTTCTGGCTTCGGCCAGCACGGTGAACGTGGCTACGGCTATCACGAACGCTCCAATCGGCATCCTCCAGAACGCCCCAGAGAGCGGGGAGTCGGCGATTGTCGCCGTCTCGGGAGTTTCCAAGGTTGTTGCCGACGGCACACTCGCTGCCGGTAACTTCATCGGGACTTCTGCTGACGCTCAGGCTGACGCAATCTCTCCCGGCACCGACACGACCGTCTACATGATGGGTCAGTGTCTCGGTGCTGCTTCTGCTGGCGAGACGACTGAGATGATTCTCAACGTCACCAACGGCCGTGCGAAGTAGGAAGGACTGACCAATGCCACAGCCAACCAGAAATGACGTACACGTTGACAGCGTGCTAACCAATATGTCGGTTGCGTACATGCAGGAGGCTTACGCCTTCGTTGCACCGAACGCCTTTCCGACGGTACCTGTCAACAAGCAGTCAGACCTCTACTTCCAATACACCCAGTCCGATTTCATGCGGGACGCTGTTCAGCGGCGTGCCGATGGAACGGAGTCGGCGGGTAGCGGATACGGCCTGAGCACGGCGTCCTATTCAACGTCGGTCTACGCGTTGCACAAGGACATCGGCGATCAGGTTCGTGAGAACTCTGACAGCCCACTGAACCCCGACATGGATGCAACCCGGTTCCTGTCTCAGCAAATGCTGATTCGTCAGGAGCGGGATTGGGCCTCGTCGGCGTTCACAACCAGCGTTTGGGGAACGGACAGCACCCCTAGCACTCTTTGGAGTGCTTCGGGTTCGACTCCGATCGCAGACGTTCAGGCCGGGATCAACACGATCCTGACGAACACCGGCTACATCGCGAACACGTTGATCGTGTCTTACGCAGTCTTCTCTATTCTGCGTAACCACAGCGACATCGTGGACAGGTACAAATACACCAGCGCAGAGTCCATCAACACGGACTTGATCGCCAAGGTACTTGGTGTCGATCGTGTCCTCGTCATGGCAGGCGTCTACGATTCCGCTGCGGAGGGGGCAACTGACTCCTACGCGCAGATCGGTGACAAGGACGCCCTCCTTGCCTACGTCGCCCCGAGCGCAGGTCTGATGACCCCAAGCGCCGGGTACAACTTCGTTTGGAACGGAGTTGGTGGCGGTCTGGGTACGAGCACCGCAGTCAGCAGGTTCCGCATGGATCACCTGCGGGCCGACCGCATTGAGATTCAGAGCGCATGGGACTTCAAGGTCGTCTCATCGCCTCTGGGTTACTTCTTCTCAAACTGCGTGGCCTAGACCCTCACCTGTTGAGCAAGAACGGCTAGAAGGCCGGGGGTCGGCTAACACCGGCTCCCGGCCTTAGCCAGTTAGGGGCACGAAATGACTTGGACTTACAGCGGTGACCCGTCAGCAAACGCCCGTGACGCCATCCGATTTCTGATCGGCGACACCGACACGACTGACCAGTTGGTGAGTGACGAAGAGATCGCGTGGGTCAACAATCAGGTCACAGGGTCGGATACGGCCACAACCGGTTTGTACGACGCTTCGTACCGGTGCTGTCTGACGATCGCATCAAAGTTCTCACGCATGGCCGACAAAGCGGTCGGTGATCTTCGGGTCGATATGAGCCAGAAGGCGAAGGGCTACCGGGATCAAGCCACCGAGTTGAAGGAACTGGCATCACGGGAGGGGTTGGTCCCTACCCCGTACCTTGGTGGCATGACGATTTCTGACAAGGACATCGACCGTGGCAACTCCGACATGGTGCAACCGTTGTTCTGGCAGAGACAGTTTGACGACAGGGGTACTACGACTGGCACGATCCAGTTTTGGCCGGGTGCGGACTGATGACCGCTTCCAGTATCCAGTTTATGACCGACATCAAGAACGACATGACGCCAGACACGGTGGCGATTCGTACTACTTCGTCGCTCAACAACTATGGCGAACGGGCGTTCACGGGGGCCACCACTTCGTATTCGGCCTATGTGGAGAAGTCCGATGATGTGATCCGCAACGAGAACGAGGAACGCATCGCCGAATACAAGGTGTTCATCCCTGATGATTCGCTGAACATCAACCCGGAAGACGAGATCACCCTTCCCGCTCCGATCTCAGCGGTACGCCCGATCATCAAGGTGGAGCGCCGCACCGACAACTTCGGCCAACAGTGCGTCGTCGTGTTCTGCGGAAGGAACACCCGTGGCTAAGAACGCTTCGTTCGATCTGGACATGAGCGACTTCTTCAAGAAGGTCAAGGACATTGAGAACCTGCCGAAGACGGCAGCGCGGGCGATCTGGACGGAAGCCAACCGGTTGGAGACAGCGGTCACCGGGTTGGTGCCGGTCGCTACCGGCTACCTCAGGTCCACGGTGGCGCAGGAACCGACGGTTCCTCCCATGACGAACCCGGTGGGGGGAGTGTACGAAACGGCTGTGACAGTCGGAGACGCCGACACGCCGTATGCGAAAGAGGTCCACGAAACAGCGGGCGTTCCAACGAACCGGGGGTTGGCGTGGAACCCGGTGGAGAAGAAGTATTACCAGAAGTCCGGGCAAGGCAAGTTCTTGGAGTTCCCGTTCTTCATGGCTGCCCAAGGCATGGAGCGGCGACTCATGCGAGAGATCCAAGGTGACCTCCGATGAGCGTGCTGGATGAGGTCGGCACCTACCTCGCAGCAAATGTCACAAACGTAACATTGACGCTCGGCACCAACCTGTTCCTTGGTCGCCTCCCCGACGACCCCGACACCTGTGTCTCCGTTCAGGAAACCGGCGGTCAGGGTCCGATCAACACCATGTCGAACAACTCGGCTCCGGTCATTGAACAACCCAACGTCCAAACCCTGATCCGGGCGTCGTCGTATTCGACGGGCCGTGCTCTGGCAAAGGATGTGTTCGACAAGATGAACCTTGTCACGAACGAAGACCTGTCCTCCACCCGGTATGAACGCATCCAAGCGATCCAGTCGCCGTTCCCGATCATGCGGGACAGTCAGGACCGGGCGGTGTTCTCCATCAACTTCACCTGCCAGAAGACGATCTCGTAGATGCCTGATGAACGACGACGCCTATGCCGAGCAGTTCGTACCAGAAGCGAAGCGGGTAACGCGCCTCAAGGTCCGGTGCGGGAACTGTGGACGGTTGCTGGCCGAACGGGTGACGGCACCGTGGACGATCAAGTGTTCTCGCTGCAAGTGCCGCAACGAGTCGGCCCCTCCTGCGGCTACCGAACGACCGTTCAGCGACGCTGCCGCTAAACGTCTTGTCGCTGCCCGTCAGATGACAGGCGATCAGGGGGCGTAGTGCTAGGGTTCGACCAAACGACACAAGTGCCCTTTGTGGCCGGAACGTGGCCCGGTGCCCTTTTGGGATCATCGGTTCACGCCCCTACGGAGGAGGCACCGTGCCCAAGTATGTTGTGACCGGCGGCGAGTCCGGTACCAGCGGCATCGAAGTCGCTGGCACACGGTACGAGCCGGGTGATGTCGTAGACATCGCTGCTGGCAAGAAAGACTGGCGTATCGGTGCCGGGTACCTTGAACTTGAATCCACGTTCAAGAAGCGCGCTCGCGATGACAACGGCCATTTCGTAGCCGACGACCCGGATACCCCGGATGTCAACGAGGCTTACGAGGAAGAACCCGCCGAAAAAGAACCCACCCCCAAGAAATCGGGAGGTAAGTAAATGCCCACGTTCGTACATGGGAAAGGCACCGACGTTTATCTGGACGAGTTCGTGATGACGCCGTACTTCAACACCGCTGATGTGACGCTCACGAACGAGACAGCGGAGGTGACTTCGTTTGGCGATTCCTCAAAGGCGTACATTTTGGGGTTGGCCGACGGCACACTTTCAATGAGCGGGATGTGGACCGCTGACACCGACGGCTCTGATGAAGAACTCCAAGCGATCCTCGGTTCAGCGACCGCACCGAATATCACGATTGCTGAGGCTGGCGGGACGATCGGCAACCGGGCCACGATCGCCAGAACTCACGAAACCAACTACGCGATCTCTAACCCGGTCGCAGACGTATCGACGGTCACCGCCGACTTTCAAGGCACCAGCAACTCTGGAACGCTGGGGACGATGACCTACGGGATCACCGCAGGCGTTCAGTTGACCACGGCTACGTCGATCGACTACAACGCCCTTGGTGCGTTGACCGGTGTGGACGGCTCGGCAGCCTCTACCGCAGGCGGGGCCGCGCTGCTCCACGTTCCCGTCAACAGCGTCGGCGGGGGCGTCACAACTATCAAAGTTCAACATGATTCGGCTTCTGACTTTGGGTCGGCTGCCGATCTCATCTCATTCACCGCTGTCGGGGCAGGAGCCAAGACATCGGAGATGGTGGTTTGCTCGGGGACCGTGAACCGGTACGTCCGAGCGACCGCTACCAGTGCCGGGTCATCCGGTTCAATCACCTTCATGGTGAGTTTCGCTAGGTTCTAGGAGGACCAAACAATGCCAACCTTCGTACACGGCAAGGCAACCAACTTCTCGCTTGACGACACAGGTGGTACCAGCCGCGACATTTCTGACACTCTCACCAGTGTTGACTTTCCCGAAACGATCGACACAGCCGAAACGACGGCTTTCGGTTCGACCTCCAAGTCGTACATCGTTGGTCTTCGCGATGCGACGATTTCGGTGAGCGGCCTGTGGGATGCAACCATTGACGGTTACATCATCGGCACGGAGCCTGCGACCCGGACGTTCATCTTTGGCCCGGCGGGCAGCACTTCCGGCTACGTCAAATACACGGGCGAATGTATTCTCACCAACTACTCCGTCAGCAACCCGGTCGGCGACGTTGTGACATACAGCATCGACCTGCAATGCACAGGTGGGGTAACCCGCACCACGTTCTAAGCAATAACCCACAACAAGAGGAGTGACCATCGTGTCCAAGTTGAGCGAGAAGATTCAGGCTGCTGACGACAGCAGCACCGAAGATTATGAGATCCCTGAGTGGGGTGTCACCGTTGAGATTCGTTCGATCACCGCACGGGCACGCGCCCGGTTTGTCGCGGAGATTGCCAACCCTGATGGTTCCACCAACGTCAACGATCCTGACCGGATCGAAGGCATGTGGTGGCATGTCATCTCTCAGACCTGTTACGACCCGGAATCCGGTGAACTGGTCTTTGAGGAAGGCGACCAAGAGTGGCTGTTTGAGCGCAACGCACGAATCGTCAATGACCTAGCCAACGCTTGTATGGCGGCGTCAGGATTGTCAGAAACGGCGGTGGACGAAGCGGGAAAAGATTCCTCGGCTTCCCCGACAGCCGTGGACGACTCAACCCTGAGCGACGCTTCTACTTCCGACTAGCCCGTGAACTCAGCATGACGGTAGGCGAACTCCTAGATCGCATGTCGTCGGCTGAGATGACGGAATGGGTCGCGTTGGTTCAGATCGAAGCGGAAGAATCGAAGCAGAGCCGCCAGATGGCGAGCAACCGATCCAGAGTGAGGCGGTAGAGGCATGGCAGGGACGAAGGTTGCTGAACTCGTAGCCAGCCTTCGCCTTGACGCGAAGAACTTTAGTTCCGCGCTGAAAGAATCTGAGTCCAAACTCACCAAGTTTGGTACGTCGGCCCAGAAGGCCGGAACGAAGATGACGATGGCGTTGACGATGCCCATTGCGGGCGCGGCAGCGGGGGCCATCAAAGCAGCGTCCGACTTTGAGACTTCGATGACGAAGATCCAAAGCATGGTCGGCTTGTCCGCTGAGACCGTCAAGGGCTTTGAGCAAGATGTCCTGCGGTTGGCGGGGGAAACAGCGCAGGCACCGAGGGAACTTGCCGACGCAATGTTCTTCATCACTTCGGCTGGCCTCCGGGGGGCAACCGCAGTTGAGGCGTTGGAAGCCTCAGCGAAAGCCGCAGCGATCGGGATGGGCGACGCCGAGGTGATCGCTGATGCGGTCACGAACGCTATCAACGGCTACGGGGCGGCGAACATCTCCGCAGCCGAAGCCACCGACGTTCTCGCCAAGACCGTTGAGCAGGGCAAGGCATCTGCCGAAGACCTCGCCCCACAGTTTGGTCGCTTGATCCCGATGGCAGCCGAGTTGGGTATCTCGTTCGATCAGGTTGGTGGCGGGTTGGCTTTCCTGACCAGAGCGTCAGGTAACGCTTCGCAG